TTAAGGGCATTCTAACCACAGTCAGGAAAAATAAGGAGGTAGAGAATATGTCCGAAAGTACAGAAGCCACTCCTGAGACCCCTGAGGCAGTCGAAGAAACCGTTGAAGAAGCGGTAGAGACTGTTGAGGAAGTGAAGGCAGAAGTTGAAGAGGCCGTAGAGGAAGCCAAGGAAGTTGTAGAGGAAGCAAAAGACGAGGCAACCGAAGAGCAGGCCGAAGAGATTGAGACAGTAGAGATGAAAATTGAGGCTTTGACTACAGCAGTAGCCGATATCTCAACACAGATTCTTGAAATCAAGTCTCTTGCAGATGCACTCACAAAGGTTTACAAGCAGGTAGGGGAGATCTCCAAGGCAGTCGCTACACTTAATAGCGAGTTTGTCTCCCTAAAGGCACAAGATAACGAGTTTGGAAAGCGTGTAGACGCAGTAGAGCGTGAAACCGCTTTCCGTAAGTCTGCTGATTTTGGAGAGATCATGCAGTCTCAGCCAGAGATGGTTGAGAAATCACTATGGGGTGGACGTTTCCTCAAGAAGTCCGACCTATTCTAATAACAAGGAAAAATTACGGAGGTGAAAAGAATTATGTCAGACGAAACAACTACAGAAGAGTTTGCAGACGTTAGTCTAGAGAAGGCTGCTGGCGACACCGTACAAGGTGCAGCAGATCGTCAGGGTACAACTAACACCCTCGTTGAGAACGCAACTGGTAACCCAGGCGTGGCTCCCAACAACCCAGGTGTTCCCGTTACCCATCACGCTTCTGGGTACATCGGTGTTGGTGGCGTTGGTCAGCAGAATGACGGCGAAGCACTCAACTACGGTAACATGGGACAGGCACTAAACCTCATGGAGGGCCAGGGCTCATCCCCTTTGGACATTAACCCATCAGGTCAAATTGGTGGAGGTGTCCTCAACCCAGAGCAGGCCAAGCAGTTCATTGATTATGTTTGGGATGCCACCGTCCTTGCTAAGGATGGTCGTCGCATTACCATGCGTGCAAACACAATGGAACTAGAGAAGGTAAACGTAGGACAGCGTGTACTCCGTGCAGCAGCACAGGCTGATGGCACATACGAGAACGCAGGAGCAACTTTCACCAAGGTAGATCTATCTACCAAGAAGTTGCGTCTAGACTGGGAGGTTTCAACTGAGGCACTTGAAGATAACATCGAAGGTGCAGCACTAGAAGACCACCTAGTTCGGCTAATGACAAGTGCATTTGCTAATGATATTGAGGATTTGGCTATCAATGGTGACCTATCACAGACCACCGATCCATTCCTAGGTATCATGGACGGTTTCCATGTCCAGGTACTCAACAAGGCACATGCCGCAGTACCACCAGTATTTGCAACCGCCGCAGCAGTAGCAGGTGGAGCAGACACTCTAGATCAGTACGCACAGCCAGTAGGTGACTGGGACCGCTTCATCAACGAAGGTGGAGCACAAGATCCAGTTTCCGTTTCTTCCGCAGAGACACCAATCTGGTCAACCGAGGTTATGCAGGAGATTATCCTAGCAATGCCACGGAAGTACCGTGCAATCAAGAATGGTCTACGTTTCTACGCAGGTAGCGATACCTTTGCTAAGATCGTAGCATCTAACGGAACAGGCACTCACACAGGTTGGGTTCCCTCTACCGAGCAGTATGCAAATGCATACCTTGGTGGTGCAGCACAGGAGTTCGGTGGGCCACAGGCTACCCGTGTCCTAGGCGTACCAGTCCTAGAGGTACCTTACTTCCCTGAGGATTACGTTGAACTAACATTCCCCGCTAACCGCATTTGGGGTATTCAGCGTGATATCACTGTAAACCGTGAATACCAGAACAAGAAGGACACAATTGAATACACAGTATTCATGCGGTTCGGTATTGCATGGGAAGAACTAGACGCTGTTGCATACACAACCTACGCATAAGCACAAGTTCGACACTTTGTTGGGGGAGGGTTTCGGCCCTCCCCCTTCAAGCATTTATGGTATAATAGGAATAATAGTAGTGAAGGAGACAACTATGAATTTCAAAGATATGCCCATTAGGGAGTTGCGTGAGTACGCAAAGACCAATGGTATTCCGTTGCAGAGTGCAACCAAGAAGGCAGACATTGTTGCCATTCTAGAGCAAGCCGTACCAGCAGAGACAGAGCCACTAACATTTGAGGCACCAGCAGAAGATAAGCCCTCTGTTGTAACTGCACCCACAGAAGAAGCACGGGCAGCACGAGAGCAAGAAGAGATTGCTCGCCGCCTAGAGGCTATGGACGAGGTAGCAACAAATGCTCCCGCCCCTGGTGATGACAAGGTATGTGTCTATTCTGAACGACGCTACTCATCTTCTAAGTTGGGTAAGTTGGAACTAGGATACAACATTGTAAAGGAAGATGTTGGACGTATTTGGATTCGTCTTCCTGACGTTCGGGCCGCAAGCAAGGACGAACTCGCTAGGGCAAAGGCAGCAGGCATCAAGCCTGGTGAACTTGCAGGCCCCAAGGGACGTAGAATGTAATGAAGGTTTATCGTAATCCCCCCAAGCCCGTAACTATCACTATCGAAGACGGGAAGCCATCTACAGAATATGATGTGGCTGTTGTAAATAACTTTACAACTTGGGGGGATACGGTTACCTCCGATGCTTTTGGAAATCTTATCTTTGACCTACCCCAATACCCATTTGCTATGTTTGATGAGACATATGATCTCTCCGTGCAAGAAGTAGCGGCAGGATACACATGGAATGATGACCGCACAGACTTTGTAGAAGACCTAAGCATTACACACTCTTACCTAGACCCAGACAATCCATTCTTTGACCCTGTTGAGGAAGAGTTGGTAAGACTACTTATTGATGCTATTACAGGAGGTTTCTACTACACTCGTATTCCGTTTGAAGGTCAGGGTCTAGGCATTGACTTCTTTGCCCTGCCAGGAATGGACGGTATGGACTCAGCACCATTCTCACAAGGAGGACTATCAGAGATCCTAGATGTGTGGGAGAATAACGTCCACGTTTACAAGAAGTATCCAGAAGAGGGTGAAGAGTGGACAAACTGGAAGGTTTACGAACTTACACAAGACCGCACAGCGGCTACACAGACATGGGGCGAGCGTAGGTTTGAGGCAGGATATGAGCCAAAGCACACTCACCGCAACTCTGATTCTTACAGCCTACACCACTACAAGAGCCCATTCTTTCCCAAAAACTTTTACTACAACTGGCTACTAGGTGGCGGCTACAAGCAGGTGCCTGATGACATTCTACTTGCCGCAGGCATCCTGTGGAAAAACTACCAGGAGACAGGCAACATCGGCGGTAACGTAATGGATGACTACATCAAGGAATACTCTACAGATCAATTCAAGTTGGTGTATGGAGATAGGAGCAAGGCATTAGGTGGGTTTGGTTCTACGGGCAGTAAGCCTGTGGATATCATCCTTGAGAAATACCTAAATAAGAAGCCACATCTCCGTCGTCTTGGGGTGTTGTAAATGGGTGTGCAACTACCATCTTTCCTAGGTGGAATGCAATGTGATGTTTGGTATTGCACCTACAACTTCTGGGGGCAAGAGCCAGAAGAGATTCTTATTCCTGGTGGTCAATACCAAGATGAGTTTGGCAACCCTGTTCCTAGGGGAAATGTAACTGTTGGCGATGTTGGTCAGAATGAATACGGTGAGGAAATAAAGGTCTGGTATCAAGATAGAACACAAAAAGAGACCTACTGGAATGTCATGGGCACCGTAAATTTACAAGACCTTACAGCGGACAGAGAATTCGAATATAAGAAAAGGTTGAATGGCAGGTTTATGGGAGACACAGATCCAAGGGTAGGGTCACAAGGGCAGTATCATCCCATTACCGACATTCTTATCACCAACATCAAAGACACAGCAACAGGCAAGCAACTTCACCTAAATGAGGACGGCAGCCCTATTATCTTTGAGGTTATGAGTGTTGACCCTTTTATCAACCCCTGGAATGAAATTGAATACTATAAGATTCTGTTAGAGCGTGCAGACAACCAGGAGTTAATATGATTACCTTTGACGCTACAGACTTCAATAAGACTTTGGACCAGGCAATTCAATACTCTAAGGGTTTTCTTAGGGGTATAGATTCAAACGAGCAAATGTTTTTGTATCAAATGGCAGAGGTTATCAAGCAAGCATTCTACAAGTATGTTGACTCTTCTGCTAGGTTAGACCCATCATCATTGCACCATGTATATGAATGGGGTATGACTGGAAACCCTGGTGGTCGTCTGTTTGAGTTGGAAGCATTTGTAGGCACAGGATTTATTAGGTTTGTAAGTAGGCTTTTGCCTAGCGGCACCTCTGCACCAGGAAGCGACACTCCCTTTGTCGATAAGGCAGAGATTATGGAGGCAGGCATCGCTGTAACCATTACTCCACAGGGAGATGGCCCACTAGCATTTGAGGGGGACAATGGGGAAATGGTATTCACAACTGAAAGCGTAACCGTACAAAGCCCAGGAGGTCCAAACGCAGAAGGCGGGTTTGCCAATGCGTTTAATGAGTTTTTCACTAGTTTCTTGGACCAGGCTTTAGTAAAAGAGTTAACCAGAGGAATGGATACAGCAGATGAGTTTTCTCGTGGCTGGGGCAAGGGTATGAATTACAGCCGTGGAGTAAGAGCAGGAATGGACTATGCTACAATTAAGACAGGTGTTTCATAATGGCTCTTAAAGATATGGTTCCCATCGTCCCCGCAGTACCCATCAACAGGTATCTGTGGAGCAAGATAGCAGAACTAGACCCTGACTTTGTGTTTGACTATGATGGGGTACAGCCCTTCTTCCCCCTTGGTGAGAGTGCAGCAGGAGACAATCCTTGGAAAGATAAACCATCTTTTGTCTATGATAGGATGATGGTCATTAACCCTAACCCATTCTACCCCATCAAGAAGGAGCAGATTCACTATGCTCTCAAAGCAAACCCATCAGACTCTATGGCCCTAGGCTCTGCCATTCAATACATTCTTGACGGCATGGACGATGTAGCACAGGACATTAATGCTTACAATAAGGACAGGGACTATGGAATCTTCTTCCATCACGTTAGGGTATTCCAAACCTCTACACAGGTCTCAAGTTCGGG